AGCTGGAGTAGTTGTTAGGCCATCCACAATTATAGCTATTGCAGATTCAGTTAGATCAGGAACAAGAAAAGGAGGGCGTATTAAGACAGGTGTTTCAACAACACAAATAATTGTTGATAGAAGCACTATTGATGGAAATGATTTAACACATGATTCTGGTGCTACTTTAAGCGTTGTTTTGGCAGATGGATCAACTGAAAGTAAAACCATTTCATCTATAAGTGGCACAACAATAACTGTTTCTTCTGCATTTTCATCAACACCACAGTCAAACAGTGTTTATGCTATTGAAAGTTCTACAACAGAATTTCAAATTTTTAGAGTTGTTTCTATTGAGGAAAAAAATCATTGTGAATACACTATAACTGCTGTCATACATGACACAAACAAGTATGCCCAAGTTGAAGATACAACAGTTGCATTTAATCCAAGAACAATAACAACTTTAATAGCTGAAACACCAGCCCCAAGTAATTTATCAGCTACAGAACAAATTGTTGTGTTAAACAATAGAGCCGTTTCAAAAATATTTGTAGCATGGGAACCTATAAAAGGTGTTAAAGAATATTTAATTGAGTCTCAGTTTGAGAATGATAATCCCGAAAGGCTTAGAGTAGCAAGGCCAAGTTTTGAATTATTTGAGTCAAGATTGGGGACATATAAATTTGCAGTTAAATCATATAATACTTTAAATGTTCTTAGCTCAGATACTTCAAACTTAACTTTTACTGCTGTTGGTAAAACTGCACTTCCAGCGGATCCTTCGGGATTAACATTGGAACCAGTTTCAGATCAATTTGTAAGACTACGATTCAATCCATCAACAGATGTTGACGTTTTGCATGGTGGCACTATATCTGTCAGGCATACTCCCAGTGTTGATAGAGCAACGGCAACTTTTCAAAATTCTACAGAAATTATCCCCAAACTTGCTGGAAATATAACAGAAACACTTGTCCCAGCTTTGACTGGCACATATTCAATTAAATTCATTGATGACACTGGAAATAGGTCAGAAAATGCAGCAAGGATTATAGTTACAGCACCAGATCCTCAACCAAATCAAATATTATTGACAGAAAGAGAGGACACTGATTCACCACCTTTTCAAGGTGATAAAGTTAATACTTTTTATGATTCAACTTTTGATGGATTACTTTTAGATGGTACTTTGTTGTGGGATTCGATAACACAAAATATTGATGATTTATCCAATATTGACTTTG